GTATCTCGCTTTAATCGGTTTGCGGATACGAATAATGCTTGGCTCATTTGTATTCTGCTATTAATTTAGGGTCAACGAATCCTTTATCCGTCCACGTTCTCGGTGCTTGTGCTACTCTGCTGTCGTTATCTTCTAAAGAGTCACCGCTATTTGTGCGTATAATCCTTTTAGCTTCGTTTACCGTGATGTTTTTGTTATTCTTCTTCAAGTACGTTTGTCTGCTCCACCAATGGCGGCATAGTGCGCCGCCCTTAAAAAGCCACAAACTATAGGTGTTTGCACCGTATTCCCCCCAACCTGGGTTTACTGCCCTATCCCCCGCATAAATAATATCTTCTTTTCTAAATACGCGACCACCTATCTTTTGCCCGTTTTTAGTCTTACCTCCCGCCATCATTTTATCGCAAAACTCCCGCGACTTTCCTATGTTTGCAAAGTTACCCTGAGTATAAACGTAACGTACTTTTATCAGTTCGGTATCTTGTTCGCTTTTCGCTTGTGGTTTTGAGCTTGGAGTTTTGGCAAACGTCCACATAGCATCTAACTTATCTTCTTGGTCGTAGTCTACTTTCCTTGAATCAATTAAAGCGTAGTCTTTTAGTATGTCTGCTTCATCTTCGCCTAATTCTATTAACTCGTTAGCTACCTTTAATTGTATCTTTTTAGGTAGCTTGGAAAACTTAGACGCTTCGACCTTTTCGATAGCATCTTGCCCCTCAGTAAATAACGCTTCCGCTACCGATGGTTCAAATTGTAACATCTGAATTAAGAACACTATTGCTTGTTCTGATGTTAGTAAACCTTCGCCTACCTTAACGATAATGTCAAGCGCCGAAGTGATTTGTGCGCCGTTGTAGGATGCTTGGTTGTCTGCGGGTGCTACCACTTCTTCTTCGGTTGTTTCGTCTACTACTACCACCCCTTCTTCTTGTGGTGATTCTATACCCTCCTTTTCTTGTTCCCCTTCGTCTAAAGTTTCGATAACTTCCAGGTCTAAGAAGTCAGCGGGTTTTGCCGTGATAAAGAAAATATCTAATTCGATGTCGTTAATAGAAAACAAACCACCCAACGCCTTCAAAAGAATATCCTGAAAAGGTGCAATTACGGTATTATTAAAAAGGGAATAACTGTCACGAATTTCATCGGCATTTGATCCGAACCCCTCACCCCCCCGAACGCAAAATAGTAAAGGACTGACTACACGATGGCCAGTTAATATCTTTTCGCTTACTGTTTTCGACAAGAACTCATACATAGTGTCTGCCCCGTTAGTGTCGATAGGGGTAAACTCAGGCGCAGTTTCATCACCATCGTTAAACGTGATAAGGATACGCCCTGCGTTATCTGCTCCCGTAAATTTATCTACTACCTTTTGTTCTATCTGCACCCTTTCTTGTTCCGTTGGCACTCCATTTTTAAAGCTCAATAACATAGAAGGAAAGAACCCTCTGCGTATGTTGTTCAAATGGAACGTAGAAACCTCTCTATCTAACTCGATGTAGTTTGTACTCCCGACATAGTCAGGAACGGCGTAGAAATGTTGAGCTACGGAATATCGCTTAATCTGAAAACACGTAGAAGCCTCAGTTCTATCTTCCATAGAGAAGGCGTTTAAGACCTTCGCTTCTTCTCTCCTATCGTTCCAGTCGTATTTGTAATAATAATGGCTTACAGCACCATCAGAATCGGCTATACCGCTACGCATCGTGTGAACGGGTAGATGTTTAATCGCACCTATGCGAGTTCTTGCCCTATTCCAAATTACATTCAGGTAAACCATACCATACAACTTGATGTCGAAAGCCATCTTTTGCAATAAACTATCGTCACTATTGTTTAGCAGTTCCTGGAGGCGAATCCATTGTTCCTTCTTTTGGTCGTTATCTTCCCTATCGGTAGCGTCTAAACCGCCGCCGTAAATCATATCCGCTACCCCGTTAACGATTGCCCCGTGCGTGCTACTCGAAAGGAATAGGTCACGCAAGTATTCGCCGTATAAATTATCTATGCCGTAGTCTACCCATTCTTGTCCTTGCTTCTCAGCGAACAAAGGTATCTCGGTTGAGCCGTAATTTAATACGGAAAAGTTTTGCTTCTTCATTTTGAATAAACGTATTGTGTTAACGTAGGATCGTATTCTTTAAATCCGTCAGTAAGTTCTTGCATATTACCACTAAAATCACGAACGAAGGCAAACCCCTTCTCTAAAAGTCCAGTAGCTAAAAGCGGGTCTAAGTTCGTAGAGCTTGTTTGCTCGTAAATTCTAAACTCATAGAACCCCATAGGGTAGGTATCAAATCCACCAACGGAATCGTAGAAAGAAATAATCCCACTTGCAGGGGTAGGGGTTGCGTCTTTGCTTACTACCGTGAAATTCAACTTTGTGTATCGTCCATTATTAGCTACTACCGAAGATGGAAGGAAGTATAAACTATTTTTCGAACCCATAGAAGTTAATTCTACTAAGTAATACACACTTGCTTGTGCAATAGTTTGAACGTCTGCTGCGGTAACGTAGATACTTTGGTCGGAATAAGAACCTAAGAGTTTGGCAGAAATTGAAGAAACTGAACCTATAAAATCCGAATCCGCGTTTATGTATAAGTTTGTGTCTGCACTTGTTAAAGTATAGTCATTAGTGTACGTACCTACGGCGGTATGTTTTGTTAAATTTTGAACCCCTACCCCACCATCAGTCACAGCTATTACTGAGAATGTAAGGTTATAACTTTTATACTGTTGTAGTATTGATTGGTATAAAGAAGATGTGCTTATTTGTGTACCATCACATAAAGCCTTCAAGTCTCCTATACTCCACCCCGTCCCCAAAGTCCAATATCCATTCGGGTCAAGTTGTTGTACTGTGATATTTGTTATTGAGCCAAGAAAACCAGCTGCATTTGCTACAGCGTAAATTCCAGTACCTGAAGAACCTCCAGACTTTAAAAAAACTTCATATGAATTTGTAGAACTTACTGTGACATTTTCACCAGAAGCATCAGCATCAACAGAACCCATCTTAAATTGAAATGAGCCACTTGTTACAACTGCATCAAAAGTTATTTTATAACTATTATTTAAGACTGAACCAATGTTTTGATTTATCCAAGAATATCCAGCCGCGCTGCCATCATAGATTGCTTTATTTTCTCCCATACCCCAACCAGTTCCAAGTGTCCAATCTTGTCCGACCTCCTTAACTGAGATGTTGTCTATTAAAACATTATCAGCACCCAATATTCTTTTAATACTAAAGATTGTTGAAGTTGCTGTAAAATACAACTCATTAGCTCCTTCTGCAAGGGTTATAGTAGTACCCGTAGAAGTAGCGTCTAAACCTAATGCGCCCGTTGTTATCGTAGTGTCGCAAGTTAATTTATACGACTTCCCAACCTCTAAAATTGTTTGTCGTAAAGAAATATTTGTTCCTACTGAGATGACCCTTGCGCCTCCGCTTTCAATACTGATTGTGTTCGTTGCATCTACACCATTAAATGTCCACCCCTCTCCAAGCTCTTGGACTATGATATTTGTGAGTGTTATGTCAGCATTATCTCCATACCTATTGAAAAATAATAAAGTGTCAAGTGCCACAAAATATACTGTATGAGTTCCAACATCTTGAGGTAGGTCGGCAAAAGATACTTGCACACCACCGCCAGTATTGTTGTACAAATAAAATCCTGAACCAACTGCACTACTATTAGCAGAGACTGTGTAGGTGAATTTATAGGATTTGCCAATATCCATCACGCTATATTGTCGGCAATATGCTTCATTAGGTGCTGCCTCCGTAAGTATCCGCATACCATTTTCTACAAATGAGATAGAACCTGAACCAGTATTATTAGGACTCCAATCCCCTCCGAGTTCTTCAAGTCTTACATTATCAATAGTAATATCTACAAGGTTTGCGGGTTTTCTTTTTATTACTAATTGATCTGAAGATGTTCTATCCCAAGTAAAATATAACTTTCTATTTGTTCCCGTTGTTGAAGTATCTAAAGCAATTTCAGTAGCTTGTTCAATAGCTAAAAGATTACCATTAGTTGCAATAACGTCATAAGTTAAAACAAAGGATTTTCCTAATGGACTTCCCGATATAACTTGTGTTATGTAAGCGTTGTCACCTACAAGTGGATTTACAATCCTTACTCCTCCACTTTCTAAGGTTGCATTAAAAAGATTCCATGCAGTAGTTGTGGGTGGAAAATCTCCATCTACAACTAAGTCCGTTCCAGTAGCACTAAAGTTTGGATTTGTGACAAGGTTTACCGCCTCCTTGACTGAGATATTTGACAAATACATATCACATGCACTCGCTTCTCTTTCTATTATTAACTGATGATGGTCGGCTATGTATAAAAAAGAATAACTACCATTTGCACTTGCAGTTTGATATGGAACATTAGTTGATGGTCTAACTCTTATTGTTCCTAAAGTCCAATCTGTAATATCAAATGTAATAAGATATGTTTTACCAACCTCAAAGACTGAATTTTGGTAAGCATAGGAATAAGTACCATCTGAGATACAATGTAATTTATTACTTGATATTGTGAAATGTAATAACCCCCAATTTACATTTGGACTTGGAAAGTTTCCATCCGTTACTAACTCACCACCAGTTAAAGGAACAGCACTAAAATCTCCATTCGTAACAAGCTCAGAACCTATTTGAGCAAAGTCACCATTCTTTACTACGTCAGCACCTAACTCAGAGAAGTTACCGTTCTGCACCAATTCAGGACCAGTTGAAGTTTCGTTAGAGTTGGAGATTATTTGTAGCATCAATGGTAAGAATAGAAAGTGTAAATCCGTTTATAATAAAAAAGGGAGGACGGCTTTTGCCACCCTCCCAGTTTCTTTCTAACTACGTTAGCTTTTAAGCTGCCGTAATCGTTAAGTCTGCTTCGTCTGCTAACCCATCGAATGGGAATTTAGCAGTCGCAACCCCTGCCGAAGCAGGTATGATGTACAACGGTGCTTGTTCTTTAGCCGTGAAGCTAAGAGTAAGTCCATTCATATCACTACGGTTAGTTCCCGTTGCAATAGAATCTCCACCCGTTAAGTAGCATCCGTCAGTTATTCCCATCAAGTACACGTTATCGTTTGAATCTTGCACAAAGATTTGCGCACGGTTCTTAGAAATTAGTCCGAGTTGGAATAAATCAGCAGCTACAACTTTATGTAGTACTACGTCTAACGTTTGATTCCACATAACTGATCCCGTAGCCTTATCAGCTTCTACTCCCGATTTGAAAGTAGATAGGTCGGTTACTAAATCATACTTGAAAACTTTAACCGTTGTATCTACAATATCCCAATTCGTAAACCCTGCGGTAGTAATGGTGTATGAAGATGCCGTTACGGTTGCAGAAGCAAGAATGTCAGAACAGTATGAACTACAAAAATATATGGCCTTTAAGCCTCCAATGGCGTCACGGCAGTCAATGCCCCTCGCCGAAGTAATCGCGCAAGGCATCAGTCTATGTGAAGTTAAATCCTACAACACCGTCTGTCGCTACTCCTGTCTGAACTCCGATTGCAAATCTCATAGAGATACGCACGTTGTCAGAACCATCGTACAAGTAGGTCGGTATTAAAGAAGTAGAGATATCCGGAGTATAGCTATTCACACCTACTACCAAGTTGTCAGGGTAAGTAAATACCATTACATCTACTGCGTTAGGTATTCCCGAAGTTGCGTAAACTGGGTAGCCTAAGTAGTTAGCACCGTCAAAAGACTGATTGAAGCCAGCTCCTGTATTCTGAGCTGCCATTGCTTGCAAGAAGAAAGCGTAAGCCTCATACGAAAGATAGAATCCACATCCTGGCTTTTGTAAGATACCCGGTACAGCTTGTGCTGCATCGAATACTCCGCTCATGTGAGCTAAGATATTTACGTTAGTCCAAACGGCTGCTGCTGTGTCATGCTCGATAAAGTCTGCACACGCAGAAGCGTCAATACCTGCTTCGTCAATTACCCCATCGTTAGAAAGGAAACCCACGCCGAAGATAGCTGAACTCTGCCATAGTGCGTTCTCTACACTTGTACCTGTTCTTTCTGCTACTGCTCCTAAAAGGAAGTCAGTCCAATCTACGGGTAAATCCCCGTTACGTTGCATGCGTCCATTAGCAGCTACCCATGTAGGGAACATAGTTTTACGACAAACTTCTTCCATTACGGCAAGGTCTGTCTGAACTAATACTTGCTCCGTTAAAGTAACGTTCTCGCCTCCGGCAAAACTACAGTTTGCAGCTTGCAGAGTGTCTATTGTAGTCAGCCCGGATATTACTGCCGTTCCTACTACTCCTTCTAAAAGTCTGCATCGCCCTTTAGCGATTGTTTCGCTTCCCAATAATGCCGCAGTGACATAAGGAAGGGCAAGTTCTCCGGAGTAAGTGTTCGCACCTACCGTGATGTCGAAGTCGTGCTTCTTTACTAAGTTATTCATCTTTGTGAATTTTGAATGATGTGTAGCGCACGGTCCACACCGTTTAATTTAGATAAATCTTTCTTCTTGTGCTGAGAAGAAAGGTTAGTTGGCGAAACATTAAGTCCCGATTCTGCGGGTTTGTTTTCTAATGCTTCAAGTCTTTTGCTTATAGATGTGAACGCGTCAATTATAACGTCATCCGCTTCAGCATCTTCTGAAGGAGTTTTGTAAATATCCGCTACTACTTGTGCGATTGCGTCTCTAACGTCTGCATCAAGGTCAGGGAATCGCTCGGCTAAGACATCGCGTACTTTGTCGTAATCCATATCTTCGCGTTCGTCCTCCGCTTCGTCATCAATACCGTCACGGTATCCTTCTTCTTCTGCTTCGGGGATTGTTTCCAATTCTACCTCTACTTCGATTTCTTCTTCTGCTTCATCAACAACAAAAGAGTCCATGCGAGATTCAGCGTTTATAATAACCTTTCGGCCATCTTCTAATGTGTAAGTCCCCGCATCAAGAAGGACGGTGTTCCCGCTGTCATCAATAACTCTAACTTCTACGCCAGGTTCG